CATCTAATTGAAGTCTTATAAATAACTGTACATGGAAGATGTTCTGCGTATCAAGTGGTACGCACTGCATATAAGTGGGTCAGGAAACCACCCTCGGAATTACAGGATAGGAGATTACTATGCGTATAATTGCAATTGCGTTCGCATTGGTTCTGTCTGCTTGTTCAACTGTCGATGCAACCATTGACGGTACTGGTGGTGTTATTAAAGGTGTCGGTTCAGATGTCTTTGGTGTATCCGCCGGTGTATTGGACGTAACATCTAACTTGATTAAAGATGTTGCTACCAAGACTGGCACAGATGCAACTGCACCAGAAGAGGACTAAAGTAAGATCGCCAAGGATGGCACCTATTCGTTTCTGTCATGTATCTCGTATAAGATCATCATACAAATAATAATAAGTACCACCGCAAGGAGATCCATCTTATCAATCTTGTGGGGTTAGAGGAAAGATTTTAGCGATCACACGTCCAACTTCGATTGCGAGGTCTATGTGTTCTAACTGTGTACCGTTCGCACTACGTAACTCAATGTAGTGTATCCACGACCGTAACGTTCCATTCACATATAACCTAGACACAGTATTACCCTCTGGTAGAACAACACGTGCCTGTTCCTTTGCAATACCATTATCGATTGCCCAGTTGTAAACCTCTTTGGACTGGTGAATGAGTTTCATCTGTTTCATTCTGAAGTCTTCGTTTATTCTACGTTGACCTTCATTGTCCTGATCAATAGGTATACTGTTCTGTCGGTTCTTCAGATCCTGAAACCTTGCCTCGCGAGGTACCATCTCTAAGTCTTTTAACGGATCCGCATAACGTTGACTGAACTCTTGGAAACTAAAACTACGATGACGCAACAACTGACGTGCGATATCTCGTGTGGTTTCTACTTCCAAACAGACACTGACCATCTCTAGAGGAGACCAGTGTTTGTGTTTCATGAGATACTTTACCAGTTTCTCGTTCGTCTCTTTGTTGTTCTGATTAGACGGGTTAGATACACGTGCACAATATGCCACTAGATCTAATGCAGACTCGTTAAGGTCTGGTGCTTGTGAATGACTTACCAATTTTACTTTCAACTTTCTTCCTCTATGATTTTAATGATCAGTTCTGCGGATTCTAACATCTTGGTATATATAAAGTTCTGTTCGAACCCTTCTGGTTTTATGTACAAGGACACCAACTGTTTCTCATCCGTGACATAGGACTTGTTCCTAGGACGATAACGTGTCATCGCATCCATACGATCAAGTATAGATGACCCTTCCTCAAAGTCACACCCCTCACAGAAGATGAAGTAGGAGAACCAAGGGTACGCCTCGTAGAGACAACGAAACTCTTCTATGTTCTTGTATGCACGTTCTATTGCGTTGCCCTGTGCCTGTTTCTTCTTACCTTCTGCAAGGAGTTTATCGTTGGTACCCTGTTTCTTTGCCTCGGAGGTGAGAATAGGATACCACGTTGACCCGTCAGAGTAAGTCTTCTTGACCCATATAGTACCACCGTCTGGATTGACAAAAGACTTACCGTTTGAGGGGACATAGTCTACTACACCGATTGACTCCGCAAACATCTGCTTGGAGTGTTTCTTCATGTGCATAAACTCAAGGTTGCGATGGTTATTCTTTAATGTTTTGAAAACACATTGAACTGCGGTGGCAACCATGTTCTCAGTCTTTGCACCCTCTTTGTAGGTAGTCTTACCACCCCCCGAGAGTCTCTGTATGTGACGTAAGTTATCAGATTGTGCCATTTTTAAAATCCTTGTTTTTTTAATAAAGACAAATACCTATACACACTTGCGCGAGAGACATCTAACTCTTCAGCAATTTCTATAGCACTCCTTCCCGATAACCGTAAGTCATGAACCTTTTTATCGTCTATTTTTCTTGGTCTGCCAAATCGGACTCCTTTTCTTTTTGCACTCTCTATTCCTAGTTTTTTTAGTTCAGACCAGTTATTAAACCTGTTAGGTTTAACACCATGAATCCATCCATGATGTTCTCCACAAACAGTCAGGAGGTTTGTATGATGATCGTAATCACCAGATATTGGTTTTAGTTCACTTTTCTTACAAACAATATGATGGTTATGAAGATTATCTTTTGTTCCGCATATAACACAGAAATCTGTAATCATAATATATCACCTAATTATATCAATGTCGTCTGCGTTGACGTTCCAAGTTTCTACGGTACGTCTCAACCGACCTTCAGACTTTAGTTTGTCGTAACGTTTGGTGGCGTTCTTCTTCCACCATGCAGTAACATTCTCAAGAGAGAACCTGTCGTAGTTTTCTTTCTTGATCAATGTATCTGTTTCGAGGTTTAGATACTGAGGTACATTATCATAACCATACGTGGACACGAAAGAACGTTTCCGTTCAGTCAGATCCTTTGCATTATCGTAGGTTTGACAGAACTTCTTATAGGCAACATCATCATGGACTTTGAGAGAGGCTTTGATGATCGATGCCATCTTGGTCTGTGTCTTGAGTTTGCGAGAGGATGCATCCACAGGAACCAAGGGTTCACCACCGTTCTTATCAATGAACCAAGCACTCAGTCTGCGGAAAGTGTCGTCATTGATTAGTGGCAAGAAGTTTGAGTCTGTCAAACCGTTGAATCGCAGGAATGGTTTCATACCATCATACTGCGAGGCAGACTTTGTTGAACCATACAGTGATGTAGTCTCAAACATACAGAAGTTAGAATCATACTTCTTGTTGAGTGCATCACGTGTAAAGTGACTGCAACAGATTGCAGCCAGTAACTTACCACCCAGATAGTTAAATCCAAATGGTTGTGTAGGTACGATGTTGAACCCCATGATTGCAGAGTTGTTGAACCTCTCCATGATCGCAGGGTTTAGACTGTCAAGGGGACTACCCAACCAGTCGTTACGTGGTTTGCTATTAATAGTAGGAGAACCGAGACGGATCATACCCGCAACCATACCGGTGTTCTTTTCTTTGATCAACCACTTCATGGTCTTGCCGGGGATCGACTTCTCTACAGGTGCAGAAGTGACGATCTCCATGTAGTTCATGAACTTGTATGACGCAGTGTCGATGATAGTAAACTCCATCTCAGACGGATGTATATCAAAGTTACTGAATAGATCTTCTTCAGGGCCCATGCCAGGCAGAGAGGGAGGGAACTCATCCATCCTCTCCATCTTGATCCTACGCATGTATTCATCGATTCTATCGATACTACCGAAGAACTCATCGAATGCATTTGCCGCGAACAGGGCATCTGTGTGACTTAATATCATTATAACCTCATCTCAATGTAACACATTATACAGTATGTAGCCTGCAAAGTCAACCTTTTTTTTCTGATATCATATATGATCGAAAAACCCTCAAAAGGGGGTGTTTGATATCATTAATGATCACAATAAAGATGACTATAAAATCAGTATAAATACAATCATACAAACCAAAGGTATAAGACATGGCGACCAACACATTTGATTGTGGAACCAACTACTTGCAACCGTCAGGGTTCAAGATAGTTATCAGTAGGAGAGACTTTCCTAATCTGCAATTCTACGCACAAACCGTATCACACCCAGATGTAAACTTACCTTCAGCAGAGTTAGGTTTCTCACGGGTCAACAGTGTACCCTTTGTAGGAGATGCCGCTGAGTTTGGTACACTTACGATGGAAGTCCTGTTAGACGAGGATATGAACTCATACCGAGAGTTGTACAACTGGATGATTGCTGCAACATCTAATCAACATAGACTCCCATCCGCATCCGTGGAATCTAATCCAAAGAAAGGATATCAGGGATCTTCATACAACGACATCACAGTCGCAATCCTATCAAGTCACAATAACGTCAACAGAACGTTTAGATATATAAATGGGTTCCCTACTAGTGTAGGAATGATCAACCTTGCATCAACTTCACAGGAGCAGTTCTTGTCGTTTCAAGCGACATTTAGATTTGACTATTTCGAGTTTAACTGATATAATGGCTGGGTATTAAGACTACCCTTATAGGATAAAAAATGAACCTTGAAACTATATTAACTGAGTGGAAGAAAGACTCTCAGATTGAAATGATGGCACTAGATGCATCATCCGTAGAAGCATCCAAGAACCACGGTAAGTACTTGGAACTACATGCAACCTACAAACTAAAACTGAAAGACGCAGAGTTCAAACAGAAAGAACTCATGAAGTGGAAGTATCTATACTACGAAGGTAAGATGTCCAAGGACGAGATCGATCGTTTTGGATGGGACTATGATCCGTACGAAGGTCGTAGTGCAACCACTAACAAGTTCAAAGAACAGTTCATCGAGACTGACGAAGACCTTGTGAACAGTGAGAAAAAAATCCAATACCTTACCACATGTATAGATACCTTGAAAGAAATACTAGAAACGTTGAAGTGGAGACACCAGACAATTGGTAATATCATACGATGGAAACAGTTCGAAGCAGGGTTCTAATTAGATAATGGAAGTAATCAAACTTAAAATGAGAAACTATGCGATGTTGCAGATGGTTGAGTGTGCGCCTCACATAGTTTCTGAGATCTCTGAACACTTCTGTTTTGAAGTGCCTGGCGCTAAGTTCATGCCTGCGGTAAAGAAGAGAATCTGGGATGGCAAGATTCGTTTGTTCAACCGTACTAATGGTGAACTCAATGTAGGTCTGTATGACTCATTGCGTAAGTTTGCAGGTGAACGTGGTTATGGTATCAAGGTTGAGGAAGGTAAGTATGGTTATCCTTATGATAAGAACAAAGTTCCTCACATGGCATTTCAGGAGTTCATTGACTCTCTGAATCTACCATTCAAACCACGTGATTATCAATATGATGCTATAGTACATGGTATAGAGAACAAGAGAGCCATTATACTAAGTCCTACAGGATCTGGCAAGTCTTTTATCATCTATATTCTCGCAAGGTGGTATCTCGCACAACACAACAAGAAGTTGTTACTGATTGTTCCCACAACATCTCTGGTCGAACAGATGTACAAGGACTTCTATGAGTACGGGTATGACGTAGAGAAGAACGTACACCGTATCTATTCTGGTAAGGATAAACAGACAGACTGTCCTATTATCATATCTACATGGCAATCAATCTACAAACTAGGTTCACCTTGGTTTCAACAGTTTGGTTGTATTGTGGGTGATGAGGTACACGGGTTTAAGTCTAAGTCTCTGTCATCGATCATGAACAAGTCTATCGAAGCAGAGTATAGGTTTGGTACTACGGGTACTTTGGATGGTACTACCGTACACAAACTCGTGTTGGAAGGTTTATTTGGCCCCACATATACGTCAGTTACCACCGTAAAACTGCAAGAAGATAAACACCTCGCTAAGTTAGATATAGATATCATACTACTTAAATATAAACGTGAACTGTGTCAACTCACAGACGGAAGGAGTTATCAAGATGAGATCGATTTCATTGTCCGATATGAGAAACGAAATAACTTTATCGCCAACCTTGCAGCATCTCTGGAGGGTAACACTCTTGTTTTGTTCAACCTTGTGGATAAACACGGCAAGGTTCTACGGCCTCTAATTGAGGACAAGTTAAAAGATGGACAACGATTCTTCTTTGTATCAGGAGAGACCAAAACCGCAGACCGAGAACAAATACGGAATATTGTCGATAAGCAAAAGAATAGTATTGTTCTGGCCTCACTTGGTACTTTTAGTACTGGCATTAACATTAAAAATATTCATAACATTGTATTCGCTTCTCCGTCCAAGTCTCAGATTCGAGTTCTACAATCAATCGGACGAGGACTGAGGTTGTCAGACGATGGTAGTACTACAAGGTTATATGACATTGCGGACGATCTTCACATCAAGTCTAAAAAGAACTTCACTCTGTTACATAGCGCTGAAAGAGTTAAGATATATAGTAGAGAACGTTTCCCTTTTAAGATTACACAGGTGCCTATATGATATTTTTAGAAAAGAACTTCCTACAAGTAAGAATGGCATCCGGTGAGGAAATGATCTGTGAGGTCATGGAGTGGCCTGATGAACATAGTAAAGAGATGGTTGTACGCAATGCAATGATGCTTACTATTAGTTGGACTGAGGATGAGGATCAAATCTATGGTCTACGTCCTTGGATGACTATGCAAGAAAACAACATGGACTACATGGTGATCAACCCTGATCATATCGTGAGTACCAGTAAACCTGTTCCTATGTTCTGTAAGGAGTATATAGACGCAGTAGATGAGATGCATCAAACAGGTAAACAAAGAACGGCGCGTTTGAGACAACGCAATGAAGAAGATGAAAGAACGATGGCCAGTGCTATAGAGAAGTTGTCATCATATAGAGTTCTTGAAAATGTTTCAGATTCAGATTATGGAAATGTCCTAATGTTCCCAGATCCAAAGACTACTCTTCACTAATCAGAGTATTCATTGCCTGGCGAACTATGGCTTTAGGGTATCATTTCTTTTACAATATGGCAAGTGATTTTTTATGAAAATAGGATTTACATGTAGTGCATTCGATCTGTTACACGCAGGTCACATCGCAATGTTGAGAGAGGCAAAGACTCAGTGTGACTACCTCATATGCGGTCTACAAGTAGATCCTAGTCTAGATCGACCAGAGAAGAACCAACCCATTCAGACCGTTGTTGAACGTTACACACAGTTAAATGCAGTGGAGTACGTCAACGAAATCATACCCTACGTCACTGAACAAGATCTAGAGGATATCCTATCCGCATTACAGATCGATGTACGTATCATAGGTTCAGAGTATAAGTCAGGAACATTCACAGGACGTGCTATATGTGCGAGTAGAGGTATTGAGATATACTTCAACAAAAGGGATCATAGATTTTCCACATCTGATTTGAGACGAAGGGTCAAAGAAAGGGTTGACAACCAACAGTAGTTTTGTTATAGTGTACTAAATCAAATGGAGATGACTATGAAACCGAAAGACAAACCGCATTACGTAAACAACGCAGAGTTCTCATTAGCGGTTGTCGACTACGTTAAGGATGCAACAGACAAGTCTGCGGAGGGCGAACCCCGACCTATCGTGACTGACTACATCGCTCGATGTTTTTTGAAGATCGCAGAAGGACTGTCCCATAGAGCAAACTTCGTACGTTACACCTACAGAGAAGAGATGGTGATGGACGCAGTGGAGAACTGTCTCAAGGCAATCGACAACTACGATATCACAAAGGCGACTCGAACCAAGGCGCCTAATGCATTTGCATACTTCACACAGATTGCATGGTATGCGTTTCTGCGTAGGATTCAGAAGGAAAAGAAACAACAAGACATCAAGATGAAGTTTCTTGCAGAGAGTGATATCTCTTCTTTAATCCTTGATGGTGATAACGAGGAAGCGATTCGTCAGACTCAGATGTTTGTTGACAGTCTAAAGGATCGTATTGATGAGGTCAAGAGTACGGATCAGAAGATTAAAATATATGCGAAGGAGGTACGTAAACGCCGCCGCAGACGTGTAGACTCTGACCTATCTGACTTCCTTGATGAAGAAGTCGAGATGTGATATGAAAGCGTTCTGGAAGACTCTTAAAGGAGTCACAAACCCACACTCCGATCCAGATCCAGAAGATCTGTCAATGGAAAATGCATACAAGACAAGGTGGGTATGGTATCATACTATATTAGCGCTTGAATTGTTTGTAACAAATATGTTATTATTCATAATAGTTGTACAACTTGCGAGTAACTAAACGATGAGCTTTAACGACAATCCATCATTGTATAAACCGTACATACAATTAATTTGTAACCCTTATGAACATAGTTCTTCTGTTAATACTCGTATCACTATTGATGTGATGCAGAAGGATTTGTCACGTGATGATATGGTTGAAGTATTTGAAGGCTTTATGAAAGCAATGGGATATGGTTTTAGTGATAAAGAATCTCTTTGTATTGAGGCATATGATTAATGAAAATAGCAATACTAAATGACACCCACTGTGGTATCCGTAACTCATCTGAAGTGATGATGGATTATCAAGAACGTTTCTACCGTGACGTGTTCTTCCCGTACTTACGTGACAATGGTATCACAAAGATACTACACCTTGGTGACTACTACGATAACCGTAAGTTCATCAACTTCCGTGCGTTGGAACATAACCGGAAGATCTTTCTGGAGAAGTTGCGTGAGTACAAGATCCACATGGATATCATCCCCGGCAACCATGATGTGTTCTACAAGAATACCAATGACCTGAATGCACTTAAAGAACTACTCGGTCACTACATGGAAGAAGTACGTATCATCGAGAAACCTATGGTGGTTGATTATGATGGTATGCCTATGGGTCTGATACCTTGGATCAACGAGGACAACAACGATGAGTGCATGAAGTTTATTCAAGGTTGTAAGGCAGACGTGATCGGTGCACACCTTGAGTTAGAAGGGTTTGAGATGTCTGCGGGTATTCCGTGCACACATGGTATGAGGGCATCTGCGTTCAATCGGTTTGATCTGGTTCTCTCCGGACACTTCCACACCAAGTCACAGAGTGGTAACATACACTACCTTGGTTCTCAGATGGAGTTCTTCTGGAGTGATGCACATGACCCCAAACACTTCCACATCCTAGACACGGACACCCGTGAGGTTACTCCGGTAGTCAATACCGAAAGACTCTTCGAGAAGATCTACTATAACGATCAAGAGAAGAATCCTATGCTTACGGACATACGACATCTAGATGATAAGTTCGTTAAGTTGATCGTAGTCAACAAGTCTGACCCTAAGTTGTTTGATGCGTTCGTTGACAGGATCAACTCTCGTAAGATACATGAACTCAAGATTGCAGAGAACTTTGAGGAGTTTGTAGGTGGTTCTATAAATGATAATGAAATATCAGTTGACAGTACGGAAGATTTACTGTATAGTTATATAAATGCGGTGGATACTCCACTGAACAAGGATACCATAAAGGGTATGGTACGTGAATTAATGGTAGAGGCGCAGACGCTCGAACTCGTATGATTATATTCAAATCTTTAAAGTACAAGAACTTTCTTAGTACTGGTGATTCGTTCACCCATATACAACTGGACAAATCTGCATCCACACTAGTGGTGGGTCAGAATGGTGCGGGTAAGTCTACTATGTTGGACGCCCTGTCATTTGCGTTGTTCGGTAAGGCACACCGATCCGTATCCAAAGGTCAGTTGGTCAATAGTGTCAACAACAAGAACTGTCATGTTGAGGTAGAGTTCAAGGCACTTGGTTCAGAGTATAAGGTTGTGCGTGGTATCAAACCTACCAAGTTTGAGATCTGGCGTGACGACAAGGTCATCAACCAAGACTCACACAGTAAAGAGTATCAGAAGGTACTTGAACAAAACATTCTGAAACTAAACCATAAGTCTTTCCACCAGATCATTGTGTTGGGTAGTAGTTCGTTCGTGCCATTCATGCAGTTACCTGCGAACCACAGACGTGAAGTGATCGAGGATCTGCTGGACATCAACGTATTCTCCAAGATGAATGTTATACTCAAAGAGAAGTTCTCTGTCATCAAGGAGAAGGTACGTGCGAACCAATCTGATCTAGAGAACCTAGAGTACAAGATCCGGACACAGACCAAGTATGTCGAGAGTCTGGAGAAGAACAAACGTGATAACCGTGAAGAGAAACTAAACGACATCACTACCATCGAGAGTCAGATACATGATATCCGATCAACCATGCGTCCAATCGCAGCGGGTGGTTTGGATCAACTCAAGATGGAACAGGACTCGTGTAACAGTCTGATCATTCAGATCAAACAATACGATAAGACCTTCAACTCTAAACTGAAGGAACTGGAGAAGGAGAAAACGTTCTATGAAGATAACTCCACTTGTCCCACCTGTGAACAGGGGATCGAAACTTCCTTCAAAGAAAAAAAAGTATCCGAAACAGAAACCAAGCACGAACACTTCAGAGACGCCAGAACCAAAGCCTCCGAAGAACTCACCAGACTCAACGAACGAATGGTGGGCGTAGTCGAGGAAACAAAGAAGTTACAGGACTTGGTATCTGAGTACGATCGAAAGCAGATAGAGATTGACACGTTACAAAAACAAATAACCAACATACAACAGTACCTATCGAAACAGGATGAGACAACCACCGATATTGCAGAGGAAAGAAACACCCTAACTGCACAGAATGATGATCGCGAAATACTACGTGACATCAAGGGTGATCTCGCAGAACAGGTTGCGTACAGTATGGTTATCACTGAGTTGTTGAAGGACACTGGTATCAAGACTAAGATTGTGAAGGAGTATCTTCCTGTCATCAATCAGTTGGTCAACAAATATCTACAGGTTCTAGACTTCTTCGTATCGTTCAACCTAGACGAACAGTTCAAGGAAACCATACGGTCACGACATCGTGATGCATTCTCCTATGACTCGTTCTCTGAGGGTGAGAAACAACGTATCGACCTCGCGTTACTATTCACGTGGAGACAGGTCGCAAAGATGAAGAACTCTGTTGCGACTAACCTACTGATCCTTGACGAGACGTTTGACTCTTCTCTGGACGTAGAGGGTATTGACAATCTTACTAGTATCCTAGATACACTGGACGGTGACACAAATACATATGTAATCTCTCACAAAGGAGAGTTACTCGATGGCAAGTTCGAAGATAAGATCGAGTTTGTCAAGAAGGGTAACTTTAGTTCAGTACATGAAGGATGATTATTTCGTACAGGTTCATGATGAGTTGCTTTCTCCGCAGGTCGCAGAAGCGGCATCACGATACTGTGATCATCTACTCAATTCTGAGGATCATGTGTGGACGACTAACTTTGCATGGGCAGCGAAGAAACCAAAACATTTCGCCCACCCGAAAGCAGAACGTTATGAAAACCTTTGTCTAGTACATAAGATATGGGAGAGTAATCCGCAGTTGTGGGAAAACATTGTAAGAGATATACAGAAGATATATCCTCATTGGCTTCCTGAAACCCGTGAGGCTATGCAATTCTTTGTATGGACTGGTGGGTCTAGGATTGAATGGCATAGTGATTTTAAACACGATGATTCTAAAGATCCACGAATCCGTTCTGGAGCGATAACCATCTATCTGAATCGTCACTGGGATATAGAGTGGGGAGGGGACTTTCTGTACAAGAACGAAAAAGAAGAAGTACAGAGAGTCACCCCCAGTTACAACAAGGCAGTCGCAATACGAGACGTAGAACATAGATCTACAGAGATCCAAGTGAAACGTTTTCGGAAATGTATTCAAATATTTTTAAAAGATGTACAACCAACGCTTGACAACAACACAAACTTCTGTTAGAATGTACTTTAATTAATCGAGGAATATATTATGGAATTAACAGATCGCGCCTCACAGGTTCTACGGAACTTCGCGGGTATTAACGGAAACATCTACTTCAACGAGGGTAACGTAGTACGTACTGTCTCGGAGTCGAGAACTGTACTTGCAAAGGCAACCCTAGACGTGGACTTTCCCACATCGTTTGGTATCTATGACCTGCGCGAGTTCCTAAGTGTAATGGGATTGGTAGACAGTCCTAACCTAAACTTTGATCAATCTAGTGTTGCGATCTCTGATTCAACGGGTCGATCTAAGATCAAGTACTTCTATTCTTCACCCGATACCTTGACTACCGCAAAGGGTGACTTGCAGTTACCGTCTGAGGATGCGTGGTTCACTCTGGATGCACAGACTCTGAGTCGTGTCAAGAGTGCTGCTGGTGCACTTGGACATAGTGAGGTTAACGTTCATATAGATAATGGTCTTATGACGTTAACTGTGAAAGACAATGATGACGAAACGTCTCACGCATTTAGTATTGTTGTGGAAGGTGAGTCTCAGTGTGATGATCTGAAGGTTGTATTCAACATTAACAATATCAGATTGTTGGAGGATGGTGATTATCGTGTGGCATTATCCTCGAAGTATATTTCACATTTTGTGAATAAGGAATCCAATATGGAGTATTGGGTAGCGCTACAGAAATCCAGTCAATTTAATTAAAGAGGAATAAACTTGTGGATAATGATGTAATGGATCTAGTAAACCGTGTAACACGCAGTACTGTCGCGGTTGTAGATACTGTCGCCGGTCGCGGTGGCTTTAGAGGTGAAGAGTTATCAACTATCGGTCAACTTCGAGATCAGTGTATCTCATTGATCCAAAAGGTTGAGGCGCTTCAAGGTGAAGGCGAAACCCCAACGGAGGAGTAATCATGGGTGAATCAATCGCAGTGGGTCTAATTTTTACCCTTGCTCTGGTGGCTTTTGGTATCATGTACGTTATTAATGTTGAACGTACTTTGAGAAAGAAATCCCCCAAGGTAAGTCAAAAATCCACAAAAGTAGTAAAACCCGCCAAGGTAAAGGCACCTGAGATTAATATCGCAGATCTAAATGAGATGACCAACGAACAACTGTTCGAGATGGGATCTAAACTAGACCTTCCGGTATACAAATCTTGGTCAAAGGTGAAGTTGGTGACCGCACTCGCGGAACATCATCAACTCCATTGAGATAGGGGAACTTCGGTTCCCTTTTTTCTTGCCAATTTGTTTCATATAATGTACAATGTACACTTAAAGAAACAAAATTATGTATACTACAATGTATACTCTAATCTATATTATGGAAACCTTTTATGACTGATACCTTTCTATGGTGCGAAAAGTACCGCCCACAAAACATTAACGATGTAATCCTACCACCCAACCTGAAAAAAACCTTCACTGAGATTGTTGAGACTGGTGAACTACCAAACATGTTGTTCACGGGTACTGCGGGTCTGGGTAAGACTACAGTCGCACGTGCGTTATGTAATGTACTTGACCTTGACTATATTCTAATCAATGGTTCGGAAGACGGTAACATCGATACCCTGCGTGATAAGATCAGACGTTTTGCGTCATCTGTATCTCTCATGGGTGGTTACAAGGTTGTCATTCTAGATGAGGCAGACTACCTTAACCCACGTTCTACCCAACCTGCATTACGTGGATTCATTGAAGAGTTCTCTGACAACTGTCGATTCATCATGACCTGTAACTTCAAGAACCGCATCATTGAACCACTCCACTCTCGTTGTGGTGTGTATGAGTTCAATACATCTAGAAAACAGATGGCGGGTCTATGTTCTGACTTCATGTCTCGTGTGACTGATATTCTAGTCAAGGAGAAGGTCGAGATAGAGAACCAACAAGAAGTCGCAGAACTCATTCTGAAACATGCACCAGACTGGAGACGTATTCTCAATGAACTACAACGTGCATCTATCGGTGGTACTCTCCGTATCGGTAACCTTAACAAGACAGATGCATCCTACGATGTACTGTACAAGTCTCTGAAGGAGAAGAACTTCAAGGTGATGCGTCAGTGGGTCACTAACAACATCGATATTGATTCGTCTGTTATCTTCCGCACTATATATGATCAGATGTTCGAAAACATCGATCAACAATCCATTCCTCAGTTAGTATTGATTCTTGCTGATTACCAATACAAGGATGCGTTTGTTGCTGATCATGAATTGAATATGGTCGCCTGTCTCACTGAAGTCATGGCGAATGTGGAGTTAAAATGAAAATAATAGTTGTGGGATATGGCCCAGTAGGACAGGCGACTGCCTCTGCATTGAGGAATCATCCTAACGTAGATTTGTTTATTGATGATCCCGCGATGGGTCACATGTATAACCACGGTGAGTACAGTGGATTAACGGAACCTGATGGTGTTATCATCTGTGTGGCGACACCTATGGATCCTGATACTGGTGCATGTACGGTAGATAATGTCAGAGATGTTATGGACAAGTACGAAGGTACTAAGATCCTAATCAAATCTACTACAGATCCTGTGTGGTTGCGTGATAACTGTAATGAAGATGTGACCTTTTGTCCGGAGTTCCTAAAGGGTACTACTGGTGCAGATCCTACTCAAGAGTTCTTGGAAGGTGAGTTCGCCATCTATGGTGGTGGTCATATGCGATTCTGGCATGAACTATTCAAACCTGTTCTACCCAATCTGAAGACAGTAAAGTTCGTAACGCTAGAACAGGCTGCATTTGCAAAGTACACCCTCAATTGTTTCCTTGCAACCAAAGTAACGTTCTTTAATCAGATGGAACATATCTACAGAAAGGCGGGGTTCAAGGACTTTGATATCATGGTTGATGCCTTGCAGGTAGATCCTAGAGTTGGTGACAGTCATACACAAGTGCCTGGCCCTGATGGTATGTATGGGTATGGTGGTCACTGTTTCCCCAAGGATATGAGTGCGATGAATGTGATGGGTGAGGCTTGCAATGCTAACACAGATCTGTTAAACTACATCATAAACCTAAACACTGAATTACGTATAAAGGGTGGTTATGAGTACTAACAAACCTTTCGACTATATTACTGCAATCAATTCTTCTAAGAAGGATCTAATGCAGACTCGTGAGGACGAGAAAGTATACCTACCTTACATTACCAATGGCACTTTGTCATACTTCGCGGATACTGTTCAGGCAGCAAATGTCATGAATCAGTATTATGATCTCGACAATAAGCTTCAATTCGACTTTTTACTAAATATAATTAGAAAAAGAAAACGGTTCTCCAAGTGGAATAAACCGTCTGAAATTGAAGCGTTGGATGCGGTAAAGGAATATTATGGATATAGCAATGCTAAAGCAAAGTCCGTTATGTCACTTTTATCCCCTCCTCAAATAAAAGAGATAAAAGCGAGGACATATAAAGGTGGAAGAAACTAAGCCATGGACACCGGACGACATGTTAGAGATCGTCCTAAATGAACCAGATGATTTTTTGAAGGTACGAGAAACTTTAACCCGTATTGGCGTTGCAAGTCGCCGCGAGAAGAAGTTGTACCAGTCTTGTCATATTCTACACAAACAGGGTCGGTACTTCATAGTACACTTCAAAGAACTATTTTTACTTGACGGTAAGAAATCTAATCTAGAGTTGTCAGATCTACAGAGACGTAATAGTATCACAACGTTACTGGCAGACTGGGGATTAGTTCAGATCGTTGACCCTAACCTAGCCGCAGACTGTGCACCACTCCGACAGATCAAGATCATTGGTTTCAAGGAGAAAGACGAGTGGAGTTTGTGTCCGAAATATAACATTGGTACCAGATGAGTCAAACTCTTCCCACTGCGGAACAGATAAAATATCGTAAACCGACATTTGGGAAGTTTGAAGAGACTGATCTCTGGAACTGGGATGGTGCGTTGAGGTTTCTTGACACCCATCCTGAAGAGATCATCGATCATCACAAAGATAAGATGCGGTTCTTTTTAAAGAACGCTCACAAGAGACCATCGTCTCCAACGTTTTCAAAAGAAGTCGTAAAGATGATGGAGAAGAGGTTTCACGAGAACCCGATTACGAACATCTGTTTCTTCGGGTTCGGTAGAGACTGTGACAGTTATCCTTGGCACAAAGACAAGATGGATGTATTTCTTGTTCAAGTGTTAGGGGAAATAAAGATCCGTGTAGAGAATACGGATCATGAAGATGAACCTCGTGCGTTTCTGCCAGGCGATTGTGTCTGGATACCACGAGGGACTCATCACCAGATCATCACTGAGAACTCTCGGGTCACGTTCTCATTTGGTGTAGAACAACACCCCGACCCATCCACCTATGTTGAGTTATAGTTATGATTGAGTATGGAGAAAGATCTTGGAAGTATACAGTGCAGGTTGCGGAGAAGACCGTTGAGTTGCACTGGGTAGAAGATGGTAGTTATTTACCAGTAATTTTACCAATCGTCTCAAACTAGAGACAAAGTTTGTATAAATAACACCGTGATGCGGAATGGTTCCGGTCACACTAACAACACCCTTGTTTAACTTATTAAAGAGGAAACCGTTATGGTAACTAAAGCATTTACTTTCCCACGTTCGCACTTTATTGGATTTGATCACGTATGGTCGGAGATAGAAAAACTTTCTGATGTAGCCAATGGCTCACATGGGAAACTCTATCCTCCGCACAATGTCGTGCGTCATTCTGAAGATGAGTTTAGTGTCGAACTCGCTTTGGCGGGATATAAGAAAGAAGATCTGACCGTAGAAGTACGCGAAGGGATTCTTTACGTTGTAGCCCAAGGTCGTGAGACCGTTGATGAAAGCGAGATGAATCGCGAGTATATCCACAAAGGAATATCAACGAAAAAGTTCCAAAGAACCTTTAGATTGTCAGAACACGTTGTTGTAGATGGAGCTGACTTCACGGATGGACTACTAGTCATTAAACTGAAAGTAGAACTTCCCGAAGAGAAGCGTCCCCGTAACATCCAAATAGGATAACTCGGAGGAGTATCATGAGGAAAAGTCTAATCTTGGTTGGACTCACTTTCCTCTCTTCATTTGCGACTGCAAGCGACATAGAAGAAGTAACAGTAACAGCTAGACGTTTGTCTATGGACTTACTACATACCTCTCAATTAGAGCTTCAAAAGGAGTTCAATAAAGAACTCAAGATGATGCTTAGTGTTGCACAACCCGCGATACCACCATTCAATGTGAAGTTTTCATTGACTGAGGGATGGGTTGAACAAACAGACAATATTGATGATGAGAAAAGTGACGAGACCAGTAGCTAGAAAGAACGGAAGAGAGGGCGTCAAAACCCTCTCTTTTTTATTGTCTAGATATAACAAGTGAAATGAAAAGGTGATTTTATGAGATATGTTATAGTTGGAACCCCCACCTGTGGGTACTGTCGACAGGCAAAACAACTCTGTACCGATAAACAACTTGAGTATGAGTACGTCTGTCTGACGCAGGTTGCCCCTGCGGAACAAGATCGTCTCATGGAGGTCGCAGGTCAAGCGTTTCGTACAGTTCCACAGATCTTTACCGTAGAGGGAGATGAGTGGAGTTATGTTGGTGGTTATACTGAGTTGAGGGAGTCGTTATGAAAGCAGGGAAATTATGGGGACAGACAGAATTAGTCGCCGCAAATGGTGTACTGGAGTTCCACAGAATAGAGTTTAAAAAAGGTTTCAAGTGTTCGGAACACCTCCACGAGTTTAAGTGGAATGGATTCTTTTGTGAGTCCGGTGAGATGATAGTACGGGTATGGCAAGACGGTGATCAAGACGGTCTAGTCGATGAAACTGTTTTAAGAGCAGGTGAATATACTCAGGTAAAGCCGGGTCAGATTCACCAGTTTGAAGGTACTAAAGATGGGGTTGCATTCGAGTTGTATTGGGCAGAGTTCAACCATAATGATATTGTACGAAGAGTGGTAGGTTCTAAAGCATAATGCAAGGTATAGCACGCGGCATCATGAATGTCGACTTCGGTAATCCACTTGCAGTGAAGTATATGCAAGTGGCATTAGAATCCTTTCAACGTGTGTCAGACATCTTTGAGGTGACGGTGGTACAATGTATCACCCCTGACACATTACTAGAAGGGGTTAACAACGACCTTTCCGGCAGGTCACCACAGGAACTCGCCGCGTTTCATTCTCATTACCGTGCAGCAAAACGCATGGCGAAAGGTGAACGTATATGGATGTTGGAACATGACGCATTCCTGAGACCTGAGTGTGAAGACACTTTCCGTATGATCATGTCTAAGTGGTCATCCAAAGACTCTTCTCTACAATTGGGTATGGCAAACGAGTTCTGGACTACTACACCTAAGATTGCAGCCATGTACTGTAAGGAGTTTGAAAACGGATACAAACGTGGCCCGATGCAGTTGTTGCATGTTGTGACCGATGAGTACTGTCGTTCTAAAAACAATACCCATCCCAACACCTATTGGCCCGCAAACCGATTCAAGAACCCTGAATACTGTAACAAGACAGGACTGAACGTTGACGTGAGTTCTGCATATACCAAACCGTTGAAGATATGGGATTCTCCAATCATTCAGATCATTGATGAGGAGTTTGGTGGTACTGTGACCGATACAGGCAAGCGTAAATACGATAGGGAAGTTCATCCAGATTATTCTTGGATAACGCTTGACAAGTAGGGCGGTATTTGATATACTGCGTACATGAAATATTATACCAATGTGACCCGTTACGGGAACAATATCTTGCTTCGCGGCATCGAGGATGGTCAACGCATCTCCGATCGCATTCCCTTTAACCCTACTCTTTACATCGAGTCTCCCAAGGCTTCTGGTAAGTATCGTTCTCTCTACGGAAAGAAGGTCGAACCAGTGCAGATGGGATCGATGAAAGAGGCGAAAGAGTTTGTTGCTCAATATAAAGACATACCGAACTTCACGGTACACGGCAACACCAACTACGTTTCGCAGTTCATCTCTGAAACATATCCTTCGGATCTCAAATGGGATACCTCCAAGATCAACATCGCTTACATCGATATCGAGGTTGCGTCCGACAAAGGTTTCCCTAAACCCGAGGATGCAGAACACCCTGTCACCGCTATCTGTGTCAAGAACAACCAATCCGACCAACGTATGGTCTGGGGTCTCGGTGATTACAATGCACGTGAGGATACTACCTACTTCAAGTGTACGGATGAGAGTGCCCTTCTCGGTTCTTTCCTAGGTTGGTGGGAAGGTAACTGTCCAGACATCGTGACAGGTTGGAACAGTGAGTTGTTCGACATGACATACCTTGTCAACCGAATTACTGGTCTACTGGGGTGGGATAACGCCAAACGCCTCTCTCCGTGGAAACTGGTGCGTTCTAGGACGGTTATGACCCTTGGTGGACGTGAACAGCAGGCATATGCGGTTGAGGGTATCACTCAACTGGATTACCTCGATCTATTCAAGAAGTTCACCCTCAACACCTATGGTCAACAAGAGTCCTACAAACTGGACAACATTGCCAACGTGGTACTGGGTGAACGCAAACTATCCTATGAGGAACACGGATCACTTAACGCCCTGTACAAGAATGACTACCAGAAGTTCATTGACTACAACATCAAAGACGTGGAGTTGGTCGAACGACTGGAGGAGAAGATTGGTATCATCTCTCTGGTATTGACTATGTCCTATGGTGCAAAAACTAACTATGGTGACGCACTAGGTACCACAGCAATCTGGGATACGATCATCTACAACGAACTCCTACAGGACAACGTGGTGATTCCGCCTCGTCCCCCGATCGATTATGATGCGGGTAAGATCCTTGGTGGTTATGTGAAAGATCCACAGGTTGGTGGTCACGACTGGGTTGTCTCTTTTGACTTGAACTCTCTGTATCCCAACATCATTGTACAGTACAATATGTCTCCCGAGACTCTGTTGTCCCCTAGGTTCGAAGAGGGTGCACTCGCTGCGAATGGTGTACGATACACTCACGAGAAACTAGGTGTCATTCCCAAGGTCATTAAAAAGTTCTACAACAATCGTGTTGTGATCAAACAGGAGATGTTGAAGAAGAAACAGGAGTACGAGGACACTCCTACCAAGAAACTGGAGAACGAGATCGCGAACCTTGACAACCAACAGATGGGTATCAAGATCCTTATGAACTCACTCTATGGTGCACTTGCGAACAAATGGTTCAGATACTTTGACCACCGTATCGCAGAGGGCATTACTATGTCCGGTCAACGTGCAATCAAACTCGCAGAGAAGGCAGTCAACGATGAGATGAACAATCTTCTGGAGACTGACGAAGACTACGTGATCGCGATTGATACTGACTCGGTCTACATTGGTATGGACAAACTGGTCAAGAAGTTCAACCCCAAGGATCCAGTAAAGTTCCTCGACAAGATCTGTTCAGAACATTTCGAAAAGATTATTGCAGATGCCTATGCAGATCTCGCAACCGAAACCAGTGCGTATGAGAATCGCATGGAGATGGGACGTGAGGTAATCGCAGACCGTGGTATCTGGATGGCGAAGAAACGATACATCCTGAACGTACACAACAACGAGGGTGTCCAGTACGCAGAACCTAAACTAAAGATGATGGGTATCGAGGCGATCAAGTCATCGACTCCGTCTGTGTGTCGAGACGAGATGAAGAAGATGTTCAGTCTCATGGTGACCGGTGATGAGGGTGCGACACAGAAACGTATCGCAGACTTCCGCCGTAGTTTCTCTAAGTTTGATCCAGAGGACGTTGCGTTTCCCCGTGGTATATCTAATCTAACTAAGTGGCAAGACAAGGATACGACCTACAAGAAGGGTACACCTATCCATGTGCGAGGTGCGTTACTGTACAACAAAGCGTTACAGAAGAATGACCTGACTGAAAAGTACGAACACATTCAGGATGGTGAGAAGATCAAGTTTATCTATCTGAAGGTTCCTAACCAGATAAAAGAAAACGTGGTCGCCTTCCCGATGGGTCTACCCAAGGAACTAAACTTGCATTCTAAGATAGATTATGGTATAATGTTTGACAAGACATTCCTAGATCCACTCACGCCTATCTTAGATGCGTTGGGATGGACTGCGGAAGAACGAGTGAACCTTGAGGACTTTATGATATGAATCTAGACCACTTAATTTGGCCTACTGACGGGTGGGGTTACATGCCACACACAGACCAAATCATGGAGGCATTTCAGACCGTACAACGAGACTTCAAACCCAAACGGGTATTGGAGATCGGTTTCTTGTGGGGTCATTCTACGACCTACCAACTGGAGACGTATACTGATGCGGATCTGGTTTGTATCGGCCCTATTGAAGAAAACCTAGGTTATGAAGTACCTGATCCTAAACTTCGTTATGAACAGATTGAAAAGATGAACAAGGTGTATGGTAGTCGGTTTCATCATATCAAGGGTAAGACTCAGTACGTACAGAACGATATGTTAGAAAACTTTACGGATTGGTTTGACTTTGCTCTCATAGACGGGTATCATAAACCTTGGGCAGTGGAGTTTGACTCTACTATGTGCCAAGACCTAGGTATCAAAGCATGTCTGATTGATAACTGGGATCAGAAACCCGTACGTCATACCGTACTGAGACACACTGATTATAAACCGATCCAAGTGTTTCCCTACGACCAAGAATGGAAGGGTCAAATGTATAGGAATGAAATCGCGTTATGTACTCTCTAACATTATTCCGTAATCGTTATGATAACAAAACGAACAAGACCATGTCATTTGAAACATGGGAAGAGTTCGTGTATCTGTTGTATATGTTATCAGACAAACCTGACACTAAGGCGACTGCGCCACTGATCAGTCCTGCCAAGTACACGGTTGATACCACACGTAGTAATAAGAACGTGGAGTGTTGGACTGGGTGGGCGGCAGTAGATGTGGACGATATCGATATCCCCGCAGATGAGTTGAAGGATAGGTTGATCAGGGATTATGGACACTGGGACTTTGTCTGTTACAGTACAGCGAGTTCTCGTGAGGAGAAACCCAAGTTCCGACTGGTATTCAATCTGGGTGAAGAGGTAGAGTCGGATCAACTCAAGTCGTTCTGGTGGGCACTCAACACCGAACTCAATGAGATAGGAGATAAACAGACCAAGGATCTGAGTCGTATGTATTACGTCCCCGCTAAGTATGAGGACGCATACAACTTTATATGGCGCAACGAAGGTCGACCAATCGATGCAAATTATCTGATCGGTAAACACCCGTACAAAGAGAAGGAAGGTAAGAACTTCCTAGATAGATTACCAGATGAGTTACAGAAAGCGGTGGTTGCACACCGTAAGAACTCAATGAATAACACAGAGTTTACATGGACAAGTTATCATGATTGTCCTTTCTTTCCGAAGATGCTGGCGAGAGATTACCAGTATATTTCAGAAACAGGTTGGTATCACAAGATGTATCAAATCATGGTCGCGACTGCCGGTACCGCGATCAACCGTGGTTATCCGATCACCGCAAGAGAAATCGCGGATTTATGTCGACAGCTTGACATTGACACCGGAAATTGGTATACTAATCGTCCACTTGAAGTTGAAGCGGATCGAGCAGTAGAATATGCATATCGAAATAACTAGGAGACAAATATGTCTGAAGAAATAATTGACGCAGAAGTCGTCAGTGATGAAGTGAACGCAGCACCGGAGGTTGAAGAACGTCAAGACCTCAAGGTTGCTGTTATTGGTGGGGATGACGTATTGACGACTGCAACTGCACGTGCGTTCAACGTCCCTAAAGGTGTTGAGGTGACCACGTCTAGTGTTGACGACATCGATGATGTTGTTAAGTCTAAACCTAATGTGGTGTTCTGGTGCGCTGAGATTGATGTCAAGAAGAATGACACATTGGACGATGCAGACTTTATTGCCTCTGTACAGAAGTTGATTCGTGTCTCTGGTGCAGGTATCTGTATTCGATCTACGATCAATGTTGAGACATACGAACGTCTCATGATGGCACTGACCCGTAAAGTGTTTGACGCTAAGATTGTGTACATGCCTGACATGACAGACTCTCAGAATGTCCAAGACGTTATAACGTCATCCCTACAGGTTGTGGGTGGTAGCGGCAAAGGTCTGGAACAACATATGGGTGTACTGCGTAACACATCGTGGTTCAATGCGAAACAGGTGCAGACTGGTTCTGTCGCTGAGGTTGTGTATGTCCGTCTGGGTGTATCTGGTTACCGTATGGTACGTCAGAAGTACTTCGATGAACTACACGAAGCAATCATGGACATGAAGAACGCAAACCCTATGATTGTTAACCGAATGGTAGTAGGTGCACTGGGTGAGGGTGTGACTCCCAACTTTGTAACTGAAGCGCAAAAGTATGATGCTCGCATCTTTGCAGGTGCAACTGATACTCTAACGCTTGTTGAAAACTGTTTATCATAAGAGGAACTTTATATTATGTCATTGATGGCAAAACTCAAAAAGAACTCTAAAGTGTCGGGTACTTCGGTACTCGATCAATCTGAGTTCTTTCAAGAAAAAGAACTGACACGCATTGATGTACCAATGATGAATGTCGCACTGTCTGGAAGATTAGATGGTGGACTCGCGTCAGGTCTTACCGTACTCGCAGGGCCAAGTAAACACTTCAAGACATCGTTTGCCTTGAAGATGGCATCTGCTTATCTTGACTCAGATCCAGAAGCAATGATGTTGTTCTATGACTCTGAGTTTGGTTCCCCGCAATCTTACTTCGAGAACTTTGGTATTGATACTAGTCGTGTACTTCATACGCCTATCACCAATGTTGAAGAACTGAAGTTTGATCTGATCAACCAACTAGAAGAGATTGGTAAGGACGATAAGGTGATCATTGTGATCGACTCAATCGGTAACCTTGCGTCTAAGAAAGAACTGGAAGATGCGATCAACGAGAAGTCTGTTGCGGATATGTCCCGTGCGAAAGCACTCAAAGGTCTGTTCCGTATGTCGACCCCATACTTGACTATGAGGAACATTCCGTTACTTGCTATCAATCACACTTATAAAGAGATTGGTTTGTTTCCAAAAGATATCGTAGGTGGTGGTACTGGTATCTATTATTCTGCCGACAATATCTGGATCATTGGTCGTCGCCAGAACAAGAAGGGTACGGAGGTCACCGGATATGACTTTATCATCAATGTGGAAAAGTCTAGGTTTGTTAAAGAGAAGTCGAAGATTCCTATCTCAGTTTCTTGGGATGGTGGCATTGAGCGTTACAGCGGTCTGTTGGATATTGCTCTTGCTGGGGGGTATGTCACTAAACCTAGTAATGGCTGGTATCAATTGGTTAATCGTGCGACTGGAGAAGTTATAGGCACTAAGGTACGAGAGAAAGACACTCTGACACCTGAGTTCTGGACTGAAATGCTTGCAGACGAAACCTTCATTGACTTCGTTAATCAGATGTACTCGATAGTGGGGGCATCTAATCTTTCATTAGACTTAGAGGAAGAGTTTTGAAAGTTACCGAAGATATTGATTACCAGTTGATCCCTTCCGAGGGATCTGATAATGATCAAGCGTGGGATGTTCGCATCCTACGTGACGATTTTGCTGAGACGGTGGTTCGTTTTGGTAATATCAGATTTGATGATGATAATGATTGCTTACGCTTTAATTATGTGATACAATATACACCAGATGAAACGTTAACAGAAGAGAGAGAAGACCTCGTCAGTTACGTGGGGGATATACTTGAATCTGTATTAGAGAACGCAATTGATGAAGGAACCTTACTAGAAAATGAAAGAACAACTGATACTTAATAACTTATTGACGAACGATTCTTACATGCGTAAGGTCGTTCCCTTCCTTAAAAAACCATACTTCGAAGGCGTGACTAAACTCATCTTTGCTGAGATTATTGCGTATGTGACGAAGTACAACAAACTACCTTCGCGTGATGCACTGACTCTACAGATTGAAGAGTCGGACAGCATCAACGAAGCCAGTTACAATGAAACAGTTGATATGATCCCAAGTCTTTTTGAAAAGAAAGACAACGATCCTCAGTGGTTGTTAGATACTACTGAGAAGTGGTGTCAAGATCGTGCTGTGTTCCTTGCAATCATGGAGTCTATATCCATCATCGATGGTAAACACCAGACTCTGACTAAGAACTCCCTACCAGACATTCTCCAGAAAGCATTGGGGGTGTCATTCGATAATAGTGTAGGTCACGACTATGTGGACAATGCAGATGAACGATTCGATTTTTACCACCGTCAAGAAGAACGTATCCCGTTTGATCTTGAGTACTTCAACAACATCACCAAGGGTGGGTTACCCAACAAGACTCTTAACATTGCTCTTGCTGGTACTGGTGTCGGTAAGTCTCTCTTCATGTGCCATGTTGCCGCCGGGGCCCTGTCACAAGGAAGAGACGTTCTTTACATTACAATGGAAATGTCAGAAGAACGTATCGCTGAACGAATTGACGCGAACCTTCTCAACACCCCAATCGACCAAATCGAAAATATGTCTAAAACTATGTTCAAGGACAGAGTATCCGACATTGGAAAACGAACCAACGGTAGATTGATCATCAAGGAATATCCCACAGGTCAGGCACACGCGAGTCACTTCCGTGCGTTACTTGAGGAATTGAGTCTAAAGAAGAAGTTTGTTCCAGAAATCATCTTCATAGATTACCTAAATATATGTGCGTCTTCTCGAATGAAAGCGATGGGTGGTTCTATTAACTCATACACATACATCAAGGCAATCGCAGAAGAGTTACGTGGTCTTGCAGTAGAGTTCAACGTACCGATCGTGTCTGCGACTCAGACCACTAGATCCGGTTTTGCAAACTCAGATCCCGGCCTTGAGGATACCTCAGAGTCATTTGGTCTACCTGCTACCGCAGACTTGATGTTCGCCTTAGTCTCTAATGAAGAACTAGATCAGATGGGACAGATTATGGTGAAACAATTGAAGAATCGATACAACGATCCTAACCGCGACAAACGATTTGTGGTAGGTATCGATCGATCTAAGATGAGACTATTTGATGTAGATGAATCCGAGCAGACGCTCTCTCCGGAGATCATATCGTCCCCAACTATCGGTGACACTGATCAGGGTGAGAAACTTAAACGGATCAATTTCTCGTAAGGAGTAGTCACATGGACATGTATATGCACACCATTTTAGCGACCGGTTGTATGTTCCTATCATTTATTGCAGGTAAATATTTTGGTAGACGTGAAGGGTTCAGAGATATGATTAGTGTATTGTTGGGTGTATTCAATGCCGATTCTCTAGAAATAACAGAAGAGGGTGACTTCTTCGTAACTACTGAAGGTAATACTTCGAAGGTAAATTAGTGAAACCCTGTAACTTTTATGTTGAAGACAACTTTATAACACCGGAGGAATGTGCAACCTTGATCGGATTGTACAAGAAAGCCCCCGAAGTTGTCACTAAACTGAACTTTAGTTACGTGCCTGTTAGTGACCCTAATCAGGAACATATGCCAATGAAACATGAGTTGGTAGAGGATATATGGTTACGCCAGAGTATCCTCGCTAACCAACTCGCAGGGGCAATCATGCAGTGGTGTCAGGTCTACAAATGGACAGAAGGATCCAAAATGGGGTTACATAATGATGTTGCAAGTAAACACACTATGTACACCTCAGTCCTTTACCTCAATGACGGGTTTGAGGGGGGTGAGACTCAACTACAGGATGGTACTACCATCGTCCCGAAACAGGGCAGAATCTTCTTCTATGATGGTATTCATTACCACCACAGGGTCAACACCCTAACAAAAGGTACCCGTTGGACGTGTGCCAGTTGGTACAAAAAAAAGTGAAATAAACGCTTGCCAACGTTCTCAAAACGTGTTATAATACCCCCATTATTATTAAACAATTTAGGATTTTGATATGACAAAAGAAACTCCCCTCTACGTGGACTTAGGCGACCTCACGAGCACCGTAGACAGCTTCCATTATGATACGAACCTTACCAGTAAGTTTACCCTGCCCAACACGCCGAACTATAAGTTCAATGAAGATAATCTCATTCGTGAGTTTAAGGAATACATTGACTCGACCTATGACGCACACTATGGTCAGGGTGGTCTACAATCATCTGAAGTGATCATTGACCGTGGTCATGGTATGGGTTTCTTCTCGGGTAACGTTGATAAGTACAACGGACGTTACGGTAAGAAAGGCACGTCTGATGACCACCGTAAGGACATAACGAAGATTATCCATTACGGGTTCTTAATGTTGTTCGAACACGACCGAAGGGCTGCAATTGAAAGTGAATAAAGAAGCGATGAACTTCGCTGTGGGTGATACCATTATCGCCCTACCCATCAACATCTGTCTGAACTTCATCCTATTGACCATATTCATGGGTCTAGGGTGGGGGCCAGGCACGATCTCTATCGTGATGACCATAATGTTCTTTATACTGGGTATCGTACGTAAGTACTGCGTCCGTATATGGTTCAATCATCGAGTCAATAA